ACTCGTGTAACACGCGATGATCCTTGGGATCACAAAAGTGACGTTTTGTCACTCCGGTCGTTTCCTTCGACCTCAATCCTCCGAGTGGGAGGAAGTTATAACCTCAAAGAAAGGAGGTTTAATAAGGACAGGCACCTATGTGCTTGTTCGTCAGGGGACCGTCATAGGTCCCTATTTACTGTAAATCTACAGTTTGTGGCCAAACAGATGATTGGTCAATTAGATCAGGCACCTGATCTACGAGTCTGCTTCAATGCAGAAAATGTCTGGGAGTGTCGTCTCCCACGTGAGGTCACAGGCCTCAATAGAAGGGTGGAGTTCAACTCTCTACCCAATGTCGGTACTGCTTTACGCGTACTGAAGAAAGGTACCTTTTGGTACAAGCAGCTTCTGAAAAAGCAGAAGCTATCGTCGTCCGTACATGGACGACACATGGCCCGTCTACTCGGCGGGTATCAGAGTTCCGAAGGACCGGAACCAATGTCCGTGATAAAATCACGGAAAATTAGCGTTGCCGCTGTGCAACGCCTACGTAGCATACTTGCTACAGTGGACGGACTGCTTATGCAGATCCTCCTAGCATTTCCTGGAAACGGTGAGTTCCAGGACTGGAAACGGATCGATCAGATCCAGCGTTCGCTTATTGCGAACTTACTCACGGATTACTTCCGTGATACTGATCCAGCGAGGATCACGACCTTTGAGAAGGTCAAAGAAATCCGTAAAGGGATTAAAGAACAGGTGTTTTCGCCTGTAGGGACTGTTCAATCAGTCTATGTGCCAAGAGAACTCTCGGCAATTCGTACAGTGTTGAGCTGTATTCGGGGGAAGACTCCCCTCTCCTACCTCCAAGGTAGTATCCTCTCACAAACGAGAGGTGGTGGCGTGCCACCAAGAAACGTCTACGAAAAGACGTTAGCTGCCACAAAGGCAACACTGACGACACCGTCAGATCCTGCTCTGTACAAGAGCATATCGCAAGACCTTGCGATTTCCGTGGATCACTTGTACAGTGATCTACTAACCCGCCTGGGCGGGAGACAGAATCGAGAGAAGTACTTCGATTCAGCACTTAGGGAGGCGAAGATCTCCCTATCAGATTCCGGTGAGTTCTTTACACCCACCGAGCAAGGCGGCAAATTAGAAGCCGCTAGAAGGATTTTACAATCCAATCCGGAGATACCGGAGATAAGCCTGCACACAGGCCAAAGGACCGGAAAGGTCCTAACATCGTCAGATCCAACTGGCGAGAGATTGTTCCACTGGGCATGTGGACTATTCACCGATAGACGTCGGTGCTACGACAGGAACAACATGTCCTGTAGAATTTCCTTAGTTGCCGAACTAGGAAAATATCGGACCATAACGGTCTCAACCTTGCAACACGCAGTGTTGCTTCATGTCATCAGCCACATAGGGCTGAAGTTAATAGAGGCTTTTCCCTCTAGCGAAAGCGGCGTTGGCGCCGCAAATCACGCTTGGAACTTCTTCAAGCGCATTAGCCGAAAGAACCCTTCGGCAGATTTCCTGTTTAAGGAAAAGAATCCTGTAGTTTTCTCTACAGATTGGAAGAACGCAACTGGTTTTTGCGATCATTACATTGCACATGCAATGTTGAATAGGTTTTTGGACCTAATAGGAGTACCGAAATGGTACCGTGAGACGGCGTGTTTCGCCCTCTTCTCTCCACGTCAAGTGGAGACACTAGATAGGAACAAATGTCCTATCGAACACTTCTTTACGAAGCGAGGGGTCCTGATGGGGGACCCAGTGACCAAAGTGGTCCTGCATCTCTACCATTTGGTTGGTAGAAGACTTGCATGCAATTTGATGCATGGCCTCTTCGAGGCAGAACTATCAGACGAAGAGTCTGAAAGTGATCTATCCACAATGGATAGTGATGAGGAGTAACTCCCCGATAGTTATTCT